TTAGATAACCCTGACTACTTATTCCAGGAACATTGTGTTCTAGTCCTGATTTCCACAATGCCCAAGTAGCAAAAGCAGCGCACCAAGGATTTGCTTTAGGTCCATCTACTGACAGTGTTCCGGCACCTGCAACTGCCCACGCTTCTGCAATAAGAGGATTTGGAGGTCTTCCTCGTTCTTTCCAATCTTGTTGAAGTGCTGCTTCAAGTGTATTTTGTATACTAGCATACTCTGTGCCAGCCGGTGCTGGATTAGCAGGCGGTTGTACAGGGGTTACTTCGCCGCCTAAATTTGGACTAAAATCGCCGTTGCCAGATATATCATTAGGCGCACCTGGTTGAAACCCAGGTGTACTTGTAGCGGCTGGTAAAAAATATCTATCAATTTCTGTTGGCTCTAACGGCCTTGCTGGTGATGTTACTTCACTTCCTGGTATAACTATTTGACACATTATGCTGTAAACCTTCCGTTGTTTGGTACAGTTGCACGACCGAGGGCAATATACTCATCTATTTTGGTTCCGTACCCGTCTGTACCAACTTGATTTCCTCTGCGCCATTTTCTAGCATCAGTTGGACCTTTTAAATGGGCTCCCATTAGTATTCCTGCAACTAAAGAAACACTATCGCCATCTCTAATAGCACCGTTGTTTCTGCAATATCTTAAATTTTGGTTTGTATATAAAACCATAGCATCTTCTTGGCAATCATTTTTGTTTGCAAGCCAATCTTCAACATTGTTTACACCATTTTTGCCTGTCCAGTTGCTTGGATTTAAACGCAATCTAGTACTACCGCCCCTAACAGACATTTTTATGTAGCCACCTTCTTTTAGTGCAAACCCGCCAAATTGATATTTGCCTGCAAAGCCAATACTATTTGTACAGTTATATTTCAGTCCACTTTCTCTAAAGCCAAGAGCGTTCAAGTAAGCAACAGTTTCAGCTTCGTTTAATCCGCGAATGGCGCCTGCTGGAGCAGCACTTAGTGGGCCATCGCTAGGACCGTCACATCCATATGCGCCGCTTGCTGTGCCTGCTGGTGGATAATCCTGCTGCAATGCTGCTCTCGCTACATTTTCTGACTGTTCAGCTATTAATTGTGTGCTTGGCAAGTTTAATGCTGTTGCACCACTTAACCCTGCTATTGTTTGAGCTACAGTATCTCCGCGATAAACTGCTGTGCTACGATATTTGTCAGCAATTTCTTGTGCAGCATCTGGATCAATTATTAGTGGATCGTCTTGAGTATATTTTGGATTTTCTACAATGGCACCAAGCTCAGTTGCTGTGGAGTTTATAGCTCGTCCGAGTGTACGCAAATCATCTTCTAGTGGATGCCCAAATGCTGGATTAATATTTGGAGCAATAACAACTACACGATAACCAGCTGCGGATAGGTTGGCATAACCTTCTCTTAGATTTTGGTTGGCTTTTTCTACATCACCAATGTCACCTACGCCAACTTGTATAACTGCATACTGACCTGAGGTTGCGTTTGGAAATGCAGCCGGATCACTTGCTACACTAGCATTTGTGTCAGCTTCTGCTGATGAACTAACTGCCGGGGCTTGAGATCCTGTACCTACAGCAGCATAAGTATCAGGCAGAACATTTTGCAAGAATGAATTAGTTTGTTGTTGACCGGCTCTTGTTTTATCTTGAGTATATGCTGCTGGATTGATGTTTTCGTGCTGCGGCCAAGGTTCGTGTTCTGGTATTCTTGCTGCTAAACTTGCTCTTACTGGCGGAACCGGTATAAATGGATTTGGTGCAGGAGGCAAGGTTGCTGTACGTGATTCTATAGCAGTGTCAGCAGTATAACTATCACTATTCAAATGTATTTCAGAAGCAGTTGTTTGAATGTTGGCACCATCTGCTTGTAAACTCATCAATGCTTGTGAATATAATTTAGTTGCACCTGTGCTATAAAGTTCTAGTGTATTAGCGGATGTAATATATGTTTGCAATCCACTGCTAAAATGAGATTGGCCGTCAACTTGATTATAACTATTACCAAGTGCTTTCATATGATACTCGCCGTCGGTTGATACCTTTACAAAACTACACCCTTCAATGCCAACACTTTCAGCACTACCTAATGCTAAATGCTGTTGACTTACTACATCCAACGATCCTTTACTTGTAATTGAAACTTTTGAATTACCATAAACTGCAACACCATCTTGTCCAGTAAGACTGATATTGGCTCCGGCATTCAGTGATATTTCGTTTTGTGCAGATGCACCGATACTACCGCCAGCATCGATTGCAAGGTCTTTACCTGAACTAATGTTCATATTTTCCATTGCTGTTAGATTTATATCTCTATCTGCTGTAAAGTTGATATCGTTTTCGCTGTGTAAACTAACACTATCTTGCGCATACACATCAATCTTACCGTTGCTAGACATTTCTATCCAACTAGAGCCTTTGCTGTTACTGATATAAATTAAATCTTCAGTGTTATGCAAAAGTATTTGGTGTCCTGTACGTGTTCTAATTCTAAACAATTCGTTTGCCGGTCTTTCAACGTCTCCGGTATCGGATGTTCTTTCAATATCCGCATACTCAAACGGAGTTGACTCAGGATGACCTTTTCTTAAAAATTTATCATCGCCGTCATCCATTACAATACTTGAACCACCAAGTCTTGCTTTATAAAATTCTGTTTCGTTTTCGCCATGCTGGAACAATGGAGCGTTAGGACGTTTATCAAACGGTCCAGGTGTATTCATTCCAAATACTGTGCTCGGAAGTTCTCTTCTTGCGCCACTAGTAGTAAGTCCTCTGACATCATCTGTTACTAACCCTGAACGATTTAATCTCTCAACAAAATCTGTGTTTACAGGCTTTATAAATTTTGAAGGCTGAGTTTCGCCATCTGGAGATGTAATAGCTTTGTTATATTCACCTACTGGCAGTTTTTGCCCTAGTTCGTTTAGGTAAGTTGAAGTACGTCCGTCAGGAACGGTAAAGTTTGTAAATGTATCAGGAATACATGCCATCCAAAAACCTAAATCGCTTCTTCCTTCAACTACTAAGACAATTACCTTTGTTCCGATATCAGGCGGTACTGCCCAAAAACCGTAACTCTGTTGCGAACTAGCAAATGTATTATCTGCGCCAGCTTGGTGTAAAGGAGTTTGGCCAGCAAATGGGCTTGCATATTGACATTGTAAACTTTGTCCTAGTTCGTCCCAATCACTGCCGTTAGCATTTGCTTTTAACAATGAAACATTAAGTCCGCCCATAAATGTTTGATCAAGATGCCCAATTACTCGTCCAACGTAAATACCTGGATCGGCTGGACGTGCAGCGTTATCGCTTCTTCTTGTAAACTCACTACGTATGTTTTGCGGTTCGGGCATATTTAAAATCCTAAGTTTCTTGTTATTCGACTTACTTCTGTGTTGAACTGATTAGCTGCTGTGTTTATAGTATTACTAGCTTGGTTAATATAGCCAGGAATTTGCCCTGCACCTAAATTACCAAGTAGCTCTTGTTGTGCTGCTTGTAACGATGTATTTAATCCTTGCGAAAGTCTCTGCTGAGCTTGCTGGAGTGCATCTCCGGATAACCCTGTAAGTGACCCAAGTAATTGATTTGTTGCTACATTAGTATTAAGATTTCGAAATATTCCAGGTACTTGAGAGGTAAGAGCATCAAGTGTACCATTTAAATTTGCTGCGATTGCATTGACTTGACTAAAAGCACTAAAAACATTTTCGGCGATGCCAGCCAACTGAGTACCTGATAATATATCTTCGAACTGATTTATTCCATTAAGGTTAAAAGCAGTTTGTAAAGTTTGTGCTGTTTGCTGTAACATTTCTTGAGTTTCGTTACTAGCAACAGATATCCTATTGTTGAGTTTTTCTATAACAAGATTTGGATTGCCTAATTTTGTTGCTGCTACTACTGCATTTGCTGAATTAACATCATCAAGTGATTGATTTGGCATTCTCAGTAGATTTAATTGCTGTGTAAACATTCCATTTGAAAATTCATTCTTAAATGTTGTAACTTTGTATAATCCGCTAAAAGCACTAGCTGGATCAAGTGCTGTTAAATTGCCAAAAAAGTCGACTGCTGTTTTAAAACTTATAAGCACATAAACTTCACCTCTTGTAAAATCTAGTTGTCCTTTGGATGTGTATCCTGTTGCAGCTGAACTAGGGTGGTTATTTCCAACATCAACTTCAGTAAAATAAAAAGGATCTCCCCAGATTCTCAAATCTAGTGTAACATTATCAGTATCACTGTTTAGTATCATTTTATTAAAATGATTTGCAATACGTACTTTTGCCGAGTCGTCTCCAGCGCCGCCTTCAGGAGCAGTAGTTCCACTTCCTATTGCAACATTAGCAGATGGCATTTCGTGTGAGCTATGAACAGTATACCCTGCACCAACTGATGGGACTCGTTGCGCAACATCTTCAGTAAATACCGGATTTCCAGAATTCTGCTGTGTGTCTTGTCCGCCTTGACTACCAATACGAGACATTTCTTTATAAAATGAATTATTAATATTAAAAGTAAAATCAATAATGTCAGTGTTTAACCCAGTGTAGGTATAATTGTAGTGCTTGACTGCATCTTTAATCTGCGGAGAATAACTTTGGTTACTTGATTGATTAGACAACCGACTAATATGAATTTCGTAAGGCGTAACAATGTATTCGTACTTTGTTGCTGACAAGCCTGTTTTTGCAATCATTCCAGTATCAATAATAGTAGTCTTTGAATGTATTTTAAACCAAGTTATAGTATTTCCACGAGCTCTTTGTAAAAATTCTGCTTTTGATTTTCCCCATTCGCTTCCAAGCAACACACTTTCAATAATTTTTTCAATCTTTTGTCCGGTGCCGAACTGGAATTCTCTCTGCTCTTGGTCGTAAGTCATTCCGGCTCTAGTTACAATTCTTGTTCCGTCTTGATTAGTAGTTACACTAGTATTATCAAATGCTTTGAAAGGAATAGTTCCATAATCAAAGGCATTTGCAGTAATAAGTGATTGACCCATTTCGTTGTCATTGGTGTTAATTACTGTGTTAGCAGGGCTACTTCTTAAATTGGTTATAGCAGACGCTTGATCACTAACTGCTGCGCCGATTAGGTTATTAATTGACACATCTTCTAAAGCAGTATCTAACCCAAGTGTAGACTCCAATGCCGAAATTTTATTTTCAAAAGCTGTATTAATTAAATTTATATCCGAGGCTATATTTTCTTGAATACTGTCAACTCTATCTCTAAGTGATTGCTCAAATGCGTTAGGTTGCGAATTATTTCCAAATATATTACCTGCTCCAAAAATTCCGCTGGCACTAAACGTTCCACTTTGCTGATTTCTTACCGAAACGTCTTTTGGAAAATTAATTTCAAACTGATGAGGAACATAATTAGGATCAGCTTCTGCCATATCAGTTTGTACTTTATTTAGATAGGATTCTAAACTATTTTCTCCCCAACTCAGTACTTCGCTTACACTTGCTCCTTGTAGCTTGGCTTCAGTTGGTATTTTTTCAATTTGATCATAAAATGCTTGGTGATTCCAAGGAATTGCTGTAACATGATATGTTGATCCTGCGGCTGTAACGTCAAACGTTACATTAATTAGTTTTATTACTAAGTTAGTACTTGGTAATACTTGTGGATTATTATTATCGTCAAATCCCTTAAACGTTCCTTGTAGTAAAAACGGTGCACCAATATAACTTACACCAGTTCCAAGTGCTTGTTCAGCAGCAATACTTAATGACTGAAAAAACAACCCAACACTCTGTGGCTCAGTAACTGTAAATTCCAATTTAATAGCATTACTAAAACTAGTGCCCGGATTGGGTGTAACTAGATAGTCAGTAATAACATTGTCAATAAAAAATTCAACATTGGTGTTAGTTGCATCTTCAATTAAAGTTGTAACTGCTTTATCTGAAAATCCTCCAGATTTAATAATTGGAACTGCTGGACCGTTTTCATAAGATTCAGGATAAGGTACTTGCTGGGGACTTAGTACTCCAAATACCCAGTTATAGTTGTAAGTAGCTAAGTTATTTAGAGTATTCTCTAATGTCATTTACGCTCCAAGTACTGTATCAAGTGTTGTTTTTTGTGGTAAACGAATAGTAGTTCCAGCAACAAAATCAAACACTGGATCTTTTATAGTATCTATGTTTCGTACTGCAAAAACCCACCATAATTTGGATGTACCATATAGATCAAAAGAAAGTAAATCAGGCCTGTAAGTATATTGAGGTTGGATAGTGTACGTAATGTCGTTATCAAGGGCAGGAATATCTCTTTTTTGATAAAGATCTAAATAATCACTTCTTACTCTTGTTTCAGCATAAGGGCTAGATGTTGAATATTTAATCATTAGATAAATCCTCCTGGTTTTGTATTTCCAACGTAATCGCCTCTTATAAACGATTCAAGATTAAAATCTTTTGTTGCTGTTCTACTGTATGCTGGAGACACTGTTACGTTTAGTGTACTCAAAGTTGGTACATAACAGTGTTTTGAGGATGTAAGGTTTACTTCAGGTATTTCGCTTTGTAAATCAAACCCTGTTGGAATTGGTACTTGTATATAATCAACTGCATTTGGCAAATCAAGGTTAAACATTTTAACAATTACTGGAGTTTCATCAAATACAAAATTACCGTATCCGCTTAATGCAACACGAGGCGGAGGATGTCCTTGTAACGGACCAGATCCAAAAAACATTTTTGTAATACTGCGTAAAAAATGCACTGCGGCAATCCAATACTGCCCATCAGCTTCGTTTTCAACTGGAAATTCTGCACTAATTGTAATATCTTCAATTCTACTTGATTCATAAACATGATACGGATAGTTTGTATGCACAGGCTGTACTGTATCGTAGTTTGCCATGCTAGATAATAATATTTGTGGGGTTGTAGGAAAAACTAAACTAGAATTACTTGTTATTAATGGAGCAAGTATCGGAGAATCTTTAAAATAATTCGGTGATGCTGGTAAATGTATTCTTACACGCCAGTCTTGAGAATTAGTATCTGATGAAGCTGACAATTGTGCTGTTTGAGCAAAAGATTGTACCGGAGTTGCTCCAAAATTTAAATCAGATCCTAATCTACCTTGGCTAATGAACTGAACAAAGTCAGCAGCATTACCATTTGTAAATACCCGATTGATATTTTGCACTGTATTAACAGCTCTTCCAATTGGCGAACTGTTAAAACTAGTTCTTAAACTATTTTTAACCGAATTGCCAATAACTTTAAATAAACTCATGTGAATCTCCTGTATAGTATTTAGTTGACAAAATTAAGTACGTGTATTATAATAAATACAACATAGGAGAAAACATGGCAAGAAGAGTAAACTATCTCAACAATAAAGATATGTTGGCAGAGATACATAAATCAAAAAATACATTTGCTAGTTACGTTGACCCGTCAAATGCAGATTACGATATTATTTTGCCAAGTGTTGACAAAATTAATATACGTACTGTTGCAGAGGCAAAACGTAATAAAGCAAAAAAACTAACAACTCGTCGGTATGAGGCCGAAAAAGCAGCTGGCAAGAAAGTAAAGCAAGCTGATTGCGAAGTAAGCTATCAAAGTATTACAAAAGAAGAATTAATTTTTCGTATTATGACGTTTGATCATATACCCGAGGAACCAGGACGCAAGAAAAATCCAAAAACTATTGCAGATACAAAAACTAAACTGCCATTTCCGCCATATGTACACTACAAGTTTGACGACGAAGGCAATTTACAACTAGTTGGCAAGTCTCACTGGGAAGGTGGTATGGAAAACGGACACTTTTCAAAGCAACACGGTAAAGCAACAAATAAACTTGCTATGATGTGGATGAAACTTGTTGATCGCTATGCTACAAGAGGAAATGTTCGTGGTTATACTTACAACGACGAAATGAAAGGACAAGCAATTCTACAACTTGCACAGATCGGGTTACAGTTTGACGAATCCAAGTCACAAAATCCGTTTGCTTATTATACAGCAGCAGTTACTAATAGTTTTGTACGTGTTATCAACCTAGAAAAGCGGAATCAAAACATTAGAGACGATATTCTCGAAATGAACGACCTAAATCCTTCACATACAAGGACACATTCCGGAGAATGGGAAGCTGCTCTTAAAAGAGAAGCAGAATCAACAAAAAAGTAATTGACAACTTAACTAAAATACCATATAATAGTATTCTACGATAGGAGTATTTCTTTGTTTAAAAAAGCTGCGGTCTTTACAGACATACACTTTGGATTAAAAGGCAATTCACGTATTCACAACCAAGATTGTGAGGATTACGTGGATTGGTTCATCCAAACAGCCAAGGAGCACGGGTGTGAAACTGCCTTGTTTACTGGTGATTGGAACCATAATCGCAATAGTCTAAATTTAACCACTATGGATGCCGGACTTCGATGTCTTGAGAAGATAGGTGCAGCGTTTGATAAGTTTTATATGTTTGCAGGTAACCACGATTTGTATTATAAAGACAAACGTGATGTAAAGTCAACCGAGTTTGCTCGACATATTCCCGGTGTTACTGTAATCGAAGACATACTTGTTGAAGACGATGTTGCATTAGTACCGTGGTTAGTAGGCGATGAATGGAAAAAGATGAAAGACATCCAAGCAAAATACTTGTTTGGACACTTTGAACTGCCTAGCTTCTATATGAATGCAATGGTACAAATGCCCGATCACGGCGAACTAAAGAGCGAGCATTTTGTAAACCAAGAGTATGTGTTCAGCGGACACTTCCACAAACGTCAAAAACAAGGCAAGGTGCATTACATTGGTAATGCATTTCCCCATAACTATGCCGATGCATGGGATGATGATCGTGGCATGATGATACTCGATAAAGAGAATAATGCAGAACCCGAATACATTAACTGGGTCGATTGCCCTAAGTATCGCACTGTTAAGCTATCGCAGCTAATTGACGAGAAAGATACGCTTCTCAAAAGCAGAATGTATCTAAGAGTTACACTCGACTTACCTGTAAGCTACGAAGAAGCAAGTTTTATTAAAGAAACATTTATAAACGACTACGATTGTAGAGAGATTACACTAATTCCTCACAAACAACTTGAAGAAATAAACACCGAACTTGATATTGCACAGTTTGAAAGTGTAGATCAAATTGTTTCAAACGAAATACTAGCAATCGATAGTGATAACTTCGATAAAGCAATGCTACTAGATATCTATAACGGATTAGAATGATAAAAATTAAAGACCTGACGGTAAAGAACTTCATGAGTGTGGGTAATGTTACCCAAGCAGTCGACTTTGACGAAGAGCAACTAACACTTGTGTTAGGCGAGAACTTAGATCAAGGCGGTGACGACACAGGATCACGTAACGGCACAGGCAAGACAACTATTATTAATGCGTTGTCGTATGCATTGTATGGTACAGCTCTTACAAACATCAAACGTAACAATTTGATCAATAAGACTAACAGCAAAGGTATGCTTGTTACCCTTAACTTTGAGAAGGCCGGTAATCAATATCGTATTGAACGTGGTAGATCACCAAACATACTCAAGTTTTATGTTAACGAGAATGAACAAATTGACGAATTGGCTGATAATAGCCAGGGCGATAGTCGTAAAACACAGGAATCAATTAAAGACCTGCTAGACATGAGCCACGATATGTTTAAACATATTGTTGCACTTAATACCTACACCGAACCTTTCCTTAGTATGCGGACAAACGACCAAAGAGCTATTATCGAACAGCTTCTTGGTATTACAATACTAAGTGAAAAAGCAGCATTACTTAAAGATTCGGTTAAAATTACCAAAGATACTATTACCGAAGAAACTTTAAAGATCGAAGCTATACAAAAAGCAAACGAAGGTATCCAAAGTACTATTACTAACCTTGAAAAAACACAAAGAGCATGGAAAGCCAAGCAACGTACCGATGTTGATAGACTAACAAGTGCAATTGAACAACTTGAAAAGTTAGATATTGATAAAGAATTAGATTCACACGATAAACTAGCAAACTGGACCAAGCATAATAATGCTATTTCGTCACTAAAGAAAGAATTGTCTACATTAGAACCTGCATTAGTACGTGCTGATAAGAGTGTTAGCAAATTAAACAAGGATATTGTCGAACTAAAGGATGCAACGTGCTATACTTGTGGACAAGAGCTTCATGCAGACAAAAAAGCCGAAATTGAGTCAAAGAAAGTAAAAGAACTCGAAGATGCAATAGCATATCAAAAAGAAATTACTCGAAAAGTAACAGATGCTACCATTGAACTAGATATAATCGGTGATATCAATGGTAAGCCTACTACATTCTACGAAGCCGCTAAAGAAGCATACGAACATAGAAACAACGTAGATAACTTAAAGCAAACACTGCTAAGTAAAGAGCAAGAGACAGACCCATATCAGGCACAAATTAACGATTTAACAAACACAGCACTACAAGATATCAACTGGTCAACAGTTAACGAACTTACTAATGTAAAAGAACACCAAGACTTCTTGCTAAAGCTATTGACTAACAAAGATAGCTTCATTAGAAAGAAAATTATTGATCAGAACTTAGCATATCTTAACAATAGACTAACATATTACTTAGATAAACTCGGTTTACCGCATCAAGTGGTATTCTTAAACGACTTAGCAGTTGAAATTACACAGCTAGGACAAGATCTCGACTTTGATAACTTATCACGTGGCGAACGTAATAGGTTAATCCTTGGTCTTTCGTTTGCATTCCGTGATGTTTGGGAGAGTTTGTATCAGAGTATTAACTTATTGTTCATTGATGAGCTTATTGATAGCGGAATGGACACAGCAGGCGTAGAAAATAGCATAGGCGTACTTAAAAAGATGACTAGAGAGCGTAGTAAGAACATTTTCCTTATCTCTCACAAGGACGAGCTAGTTGGCAGAGTCAACAACGTTCTAAGAGTAGTAAAAGAAAACGGGTTCACTAGTTATGCAACAGACATTGACATTGTAGAATGAACGAATTAGACACACATGACAAAATAGTGTTAGCAGTACTTGAATATTTTGAACTAAACGAAATATTCAACCACAGACCTGCAGAACTAAAGCGTAGGAAGGTGCGTAAGAAGCTATCTGCGCTACGTGATTTGTGTACTGTAAGACGAGAAGAAATACTAAAAGAACATATTAGGCATGTAAAAGACGGCAGAGCAAAAAATAATCCAAAAGAGGCACGTGAGGCACTAAAGAAGAAGTAACTACAGTATGAATTGGACATACAAAGGTAAAGAACTAACTGAAATACCAGATGAGTACGAAGGGTTTGTTTATCTTATTACCAATTTAACTAACAATCAAAAATACATAGGCAAAAAACTAGCAAAGTTTAAAACTACCAAGCCACCACTCAAAGGCAAGAAGAATAAACGTAGAGGCTACAAAGAAAGCGACTGGAAAACTTATTGGGGATCCAGTGATAGGCTTAATGCAGACGTAGCATCACTAGGCGAAGACAAGTTTACAAGAGAAATATTATACCTATGTAAAGGTAGGGGCGAAATGTCCTACATAGAGGCAAGAGAGCAGTTTGATAGGCGTGTACTCGAAACAGATGAATACTATAATGGTATTATTAATGTTAGAGTAGGCGGGTCAGATAAACTCAAACAGGCATTGTTAGAACAACATCTCCAGGCAAAACATTCCAACACCTAAGGTTAGCGGGCCAGTTTATAATACCGCTGTGGAAAACGCTCTCGTATAGAAGCACACGTAACATATTGATCGACTACCCAGAGGTAGGAAGCCACCAAACAAATTGGGCTCACTGGTTGATATAGATTGTTTTGTTGGCAGTCGAAAAACACAAACACAGTACATAAAAACTCTTTAGCAACAGGAACGAAGCGAGAGGTAGCTGTAAAAAGCGATGTCGACGTAGGTTGGGTAAGGTCAGAGCCCATTGTACTTTGTGTATAAACAATTACCTACTTCCAATGTCTCGGCTGGATAAAACTCACATGAAGTTATCTTTGAGATCAGGTGGAACCGTAACAGGTTCCGTCTGACCAAAACAATCTACATGAAACTTAAACATATCACTTATGTGATATGCTATTATAAATAATAAAAATGTGTAGAGCGATAGCGATACACAGATGAACGTTAGTTCATCTTGATAATAGAAAGTTATTATGGCATCACCTTTACTAAGAGCTATTGTTAAAAAATCAAATGATCTACATAGTTGTTGGAAAACACCTAATAGTGGACAGTGTCAAAAGTGTGAGCGTAATCAAGATAATAGTGAAGGTTATGTGTTCGAGGACTTTGATCAAGACGATTTAAAACTACTTGAAGAAATGATTGCGGATTATAAGTATAATCAAATATCTCACCCAAAAAAGATTACTGCTGTCTACAAAGGAGAATTTATACTTCCTGTTGGAATGAAATCTTCTGATACAACTAGACAACCGAGAATTGTTTGGGTGCTGGATCGTACTATTGGCAATGCAATTATATCTGGCAAAGTTGTACAAGCAGCAAACACTTTAGGATGGGCAAGTACTTGTGAATCAAAAGGCGATAAGATATTAATTGGTCTTGGATTTCGTGATAGAGGTGGTTCAGAATCCTACGACGAAGCATTTGTCAAACAGATATACAAATAATTGTATAAATAATAATAACACAAACAAGGATGTACTACGATGAACGTATTTCAAATTATTGCTGAAGACCAAGAACTAGATGAAGTAATTCCATTTACTAAAAAAGCAAAAATGATGAAGCAAGCAGGTAAAGCGGCTAAAGGTGCTACAAAAGATGAAGCACGCCAACTAGAAGTTGAATTACTTACGTATCTAAAAACATCTGGACAGACAGCAACAGCTGATGCTGTTTTAAAATACTTTGATCAAAAAGGTTACGGCAAGGTAGCAGCACCAATTATTGCTAATCTAAAGACCAAAGGAAATAAAAAAGCTGATCGTCAAACAGCAAGAGCTGATAAACGTCAAGCCAAAGCAGATGCTAAAGCAGCAGCAAGTGCTGATGCAGAAAAAGCAGCAGGGTTAGAAAAACAACGCCAAGGCATGGCAGCAATGTCAAGTATGTACAGTGAAGCTGCTGGCGATGATGTGTTAACCAAACGTGAAGTACGTGGTGTTATCAAACAGGTTGTGCAAAAAGGTTATGGCGGAGCAGCAGGATTTGGCAAAGGAAAGTTTGCTGCAACTGATCCAAAATTTAAATCAGCAAATGCTAAACCTGATCCAGCAATTCAAAAAGCTGCTGACATGTTGAAAAAAGCAGGATACACAGTAACTAAAACTTAAAAGTAAGGCTGTCCAGTTTTACTTGCAGTCTCTAGATTTTCTGCGGCTAGTTTAGATATAACTTCTTTATCATCCGGCGAAAGCATATATGCATCGTCATAGGATAATGCTCCTCGCATGTGCCAGCATATTTTTGCCATATCGTATCTAATTTGTTTTACTTCGTCTTCAAGGACCTTAACTTCTTTAAGAATGTCTTCAACTGAAAGTGCTAAGATCCTGATGCGAAAAAATTTGAAGCATCAAAGTTGATTGGTATTTCCATAGTGTCTGGAGCACCGTCAGCTCTGTCCTCTTCGCTAGTTACAATTTTTCTTGGCTTAACTGTAAACTTTTTTCTTTGTTCATCAACATGATCGAGAATTGATTTATATACATCAACTGGAGCATTTTCTAAAAAGTCAGCTAAGTGTCTTGTATCAGTAACAGTATTTCCGTCAACTGTAATTGACTTTACACTATTAAATACATTGGCAATATTAATATCAGTCAAACGCTGAAACGTTTCATTGAATTTTTGAATCTTTTCGCCTTCGCTCATATCGTCGTCGTTAACAATTTTAAGAATACGTTGTTCCTCAAATGTTTTAAGAGCAACATCAGTAAACTGTTTGTACGTCATTGGAGCAGTTTCAATTGTAAATTCATTATGTGTAAAACTAGTTTGATATTCGTTAACAACTAGTTCGTCTAAGATTTCAACTAGATTTGCTTCAAATGCACGTTCGTTTTCAGTACCTGGAATAGTAAACTCTAACGATAGTGTCTCGCCGTATGTAGCAATACGTATTGCCGTTAACAGTGCATCAAGATCAATATTTGGAACTAACCAAGCGTTTTTAATACCAGGACAGCAATTTTGAATTACACTTACTGTACTCTGTCCATTTAACAAAGCATCTGGTGTTTTGATCATAATTTCATCTTTGGCTGTCATAGCATACACTGCAACTTTACCATCTTCAGTTAGTTCAATTGTACCTTGTGGGTAAAACAAGCCCTTACTAGGTAAGTCGATGTATAGTTTAGGCTGACGAAAATGTTTCATCAGTGGGTTTGGTTTAATCTCAGTCATGTTTTCTCCGGATAAATACTTTGTTAAGTATATACCTATGTATTTAAGTGCGTAGTTAATTTAGGAACACAGTCGTGGCAGAAACAGAAATTTTAAATGTAGGCGGTCCTCAGGGCGTTGCTAGTGAAGCAACCTTACTAAAACTCATTGAATTAACACGTCAGCAACAGCGTGGACAAGGTTCAGCAGCATTGGCAGAAGCTAAGTTAAGAAAAACTCACAACGATTCAATTAAAAAAGGGTCTGAGAATGTTGGCATACTTGGTAAAGCAGCACAAGCCGGCGCAAAAGCATTTGATACATACACAAAAGTTTTAAAAGACGGCGTTGGTGGAGTAAGCGACTTTACTGACTCAATGAAATTTTTACCTAGTACAATGAAATCTCTAATACGTTTTGCAGATGCAAGCACACATCAGTTTAGAGAACTTAGTCAAGTTGGTGCAGGATTTGGTAATAGTATTTTTGAAATGAACAAAGTAGCTGCAACCAGCGGAATGG